TAGCGGTTGAAGGAAATCTTTTATTTAAAAAGTTGGCAGCTTTATCTTCAGCTTCAAATAACAACCCTGAAACATAATTAGTGGTGGTACTCCCAGTACTTAGATAATAATAATCAGTTCCAATAAATTTCTCTATAAGTTGTTTTTCAAGTTGAAGATTTAAATTATCTTTATTATTGTTATTAATTTGATTAATAAAATCTTTATCTTTAAGATACTGTAAATCATCCGCCGTAACCTGTACATTAACAGAATAGTTTGTTTTAAAATCACTTAAGAAAAAAGGGTAACTTTTTATTGCATTTATGATAGATTGTTCAAAGTCATTAAATAAAGTAGGATCAAAATTGTTTAGGTTTGAAGAATATTCTAAAGGTTTTGTTCCTTCATTGTAATCATTATAGTTTTTCTCCGGATTAATATCTAAATACTGTGAATCATCAAAAAATTCATGAAAAGTAAGCGATATATTGTTTTTAATACTAGATAAATTAAATGATATGTTATCTGTTCTTATTACATCAAGCGCATTTAAACTTTTTATTATTTCATTTAAAACTACTGTCTCAACACCAAACTGTGAGCCTTTTAAACTGTTTTCATATTTTTTACTCTTAACACTTTCTCTTAAAAGTCTATAATATTCGCATATAGTTTTGATCTTTTTAACAAAAAATGGAAGTACTGAATATAAATCTAGATCATTAGTAAAATCAGCATTAGTAACAAATCTTCTTTCCTCTAAAGTAGAGTAACTAAGAACTATTTCTCTTAAAAGACCTATGTAAGCAGATCTAACATAATTTTCTTGCTCTTTATCGTCAAAATTTTTTGTTTTGTACCATTTAAGAAGATAAAGTTTATATTGTTCTAATAGATAATTACTATCTGTTTCAGATACATTAGTCCTAATAATCCATTGAGTAAATGTAAGAGGCTGAAAAAAGTCAACTGGGTTAGATGTTGTTCCAGATACAATAGAATCAGGTGTTTTGATTACTATAACATTTGATCCTAATATATCGGACATTAAATTATTTAATTGTTATATACGTTCGTTGCACTGGTAAATAATCTTAAACCTTTTAATAATGTATACATTATATTTTGATCTATTACCCCGTCATCTCCGTACCAATCATTAAAAGTAGACAGATTATAAGTTAAATTAGATCTTTTACTTTCATAATCAATTAAATTATCATATATTGGATTGTTTTCGTCTTGTTTATACCTGTAAAATTCATAAAAAGCGCCTACTTCTAGGCCGGAGAGAGATTGCGGTATGACTAAATTCCAACCCCAATAGTAATTTACTGAAGACAAATATATTACATCGGTAGATACATAACCGTTAGGGATAGTTGTATTTACAAGGGTATATTTACCTGAAAACTTTTCTCTAGCTACAATATATTCAGAAGCAGAAAATGTGCTTGTGTATATATCGAGCTGATCACCTAAATTTTCTCCAGTCCTAAACAAGCTTTGAGAAGTATTTTTTGTACCTGTAAGCTTATTCTTAGCTATGCTGCATACATCTAATACTCTTCTTAAACCTGGAGGGTAAGGATAGCCAAAATTCTTAAATACTACATCAAACATTTCACATTTTGAAATTAACGACTCAATATTACATGTATCTACATCACTTATATTATCGTTAAAATTAGAAATTTTTTCAAATATTTTAGATAATAAAGCAGAATTTACATCTGAAGTATCATCACCAACTATAGTTCCTAAAAACTCATCAAAAAACTTAGGTTTGTCTTGAAGAGTTTGCATTAAAGCTAAATCTTTATAAAACTTTGTGCCATCAAATGATTCGTTGTCTTTATAAACTAGGTTATACCCAGATACTGGTAATATATCAAAGCTTTTTGATGTACCTGTAATATATCTTGTATTTTTAGAAAAATAATAGAATTTATTAATCCATTTAAACCCTAAAAAGTCTCCATCAGCTTGATATTTGCTATCATAAAAATTAGAGAGAGGATACACAAAGAAATTGTTTGGTGCTGATACAAGATCTATACTTGGTATTGAGGATATTATTGGCTGAGAAGTAGTATCGCCGTCAACAAAATAAACTTTCAAGTCTGTATCGTTGATAGCTAATATCTGATTCTGCGAATTACAAGATACTCCTTCTATACTCTGAACATAGTCAGATAAGTTAAAGTATGAACCAACTTGAATAGTTAAAACATTTTGACCATTATTATTAATTTTTGTTAAATTAGTCTTTCCAGTTGAAACCCACAGATTTTGATTACCGTCAACTGTAATATCACCAGGATAACTAATACCTGATACTGTAAAGAGTAAATTTAAATCCTTATCTAATTTATATACTTTATCATTTCTAGAAATAATATCTGTTTTGTCTTGATCTTCATTTAATACAGTAACCCAGATATCATTATTTCTGTCTACAATAACTTTTTGTGGTGATTCTGAAAATATATTAAACATGTATGTTGAAAGCAATGACCCGTTTGAAGAGTATTTTAATAATGCGGTGTAGATAGGATTAGAATACACAACATAAATCTCATTTTCTTTATTAACATCTACATAACTTGGAGTAATACTATTCTCACCTGCAAATCCGTAGTATGTACCGTAATCAGAAGATGATATATATGTATTGGTTGCGGGTGGTGGTATTACTCTTTGTAAATAACCATCTCCATTTAATTTTATAACTGAACCAGAATCGAATAATGTAACCCATATATTATTATCGCGGTCTAATGCAACACAACTTGGAGCAGCACTATTCCATCCATTAAAAAAGTTAACGCTAGTAGTAAGAACGGAAGTAGAAGTACTATAACCTGATGTTACAGCGGAAAGACTAATAGTATTCAAAATTGAACCCGTGTAATCGAACTTTAACAACTTATCAGTATCAATATCAGTAACCCAATAACTGTAATCAAATTCGTTAGCTCTATTAGAAGATGGTACTTGAGTAATAGAAAAAACACTTCTATGGTCATCTGTATTTACAAATTCATAAATTTTATTAATTACTGAAGGTCTCTCTCTACAACCAGAATAAAAATAATTACTATAATACTTTCCTATATATTCGGTATAAGGTTGAGAGTAGAGAAAGAATATTGTATCTTGTTCAAAATTAGGAATATCATTAATGTAAGCAATAGAAGAGAGTCTTGCGTTTAAAACTGTTGTAGGGCAAATAAAATAACCTCTATAAAATCCGCCAGATTTAAAAATTTCTTTTTCAAAATCAGTAGAATAAAAGCTAACTGAAGGTACTTCAGTGCCTGTTTCATCAACTAAAACAGTTTTTATATAATATGATGATATAGGGAGTGTATTATTTGACGACAAATATGGATAACTCTTAGTAGTAAAGTTTTCTTGGTCTTTTAATTTAACTACATAAGGAATTTTTGTGTTTGCATAACTTAATTTCGCAATATCAAAACTTTCTATTATTTCGGTTCCTTCACCATCAAGCCCATTTGAAGTAATAGTTAGTAATGCAGCAGGGTTATATCTTGTTTTTATAATAGGAAGTACAGCAGGAGCAAAATTAATATAAGAAAGCTCTAGAGGTATATTGTAGTTATATAACTGTTCATTATATCCTAAGAAATCATAAAACCTACTAGTATCTAAAGCAGCGAAAATGATAATAGGTGGTGCATCCGTAACATTATTTTTGTTACTGTCATCGGTATAATAAAACTCTGCATACCCTGATGTACCAACAAATATTGCATCTTCATCTTTTTCATCACAATCAACTAAGCCAAAAGGTGTCTTTCTTACGTAAAGTTTGGTTGTTGAGGAAGGAATTTTATCAATAATTTCATCTTGAACTATATCACCAACCTGTATTTTTCTAATAAATTTATAAAACTTTTTTAAATGCCCCCATTTATCTTTATAGTAGTTGTCAACGTCATAATAATAAGAACCAGTACCGCTAGCATAAAGATAAAATGTATAGCTATCCGCTGATAGCATATTATATGTTTGATAGCTATTAATTCTCTTTAATGTAATTTTATCTGATAATCTACCTGCAGGTATATCTATAACAAAATCTAAAGGCCTTTCAAATGCTATATTATCTTGTAAGTAATTGTAAATATTTACAGTAGCTTCTAAAACTGTTCTATAACTTTCACCGTCTTGGTTAATTAGATAAACATTTACTTTATATTCACCGGGGTATTTAAATGCATGAACTGCAGTGGGTCCTATAAAATAATTTCCATCACCATCGTTAAAATCCCATCTTATCTTTACGTTTGAATAATCATTTGGGTCAGGAATATTAAATGTGAGGGTATATGAACACAGAGAAGAAACATACGAAACAGACGAAACTAATTCATTGAGTGTAAAGTTTGGTACAAATGTAAGTGGAGTCTCTTCTAATGCGTATGCTGAAAGTGTTTTTCTACCAGTATAGTCATAAACATCTATACCAACTGTATTCGTGTTTATTAAAGCCATATTTAATATTCAATTTTTGTATTAGCTGTTGATACTGATAATATTTCAATCTTATCTAGTAATGATAAAGGATTGTTTAAGAAAGGATATTTAAAGAACGGGACTTGATAGTTTTGTGATACAACTTGAATATCTTCGCTTGAATAAACAGGGTTCCAAACTAAAAAGTTTATACCTGGCACCTTAAAGGTACCATTACTGTCAGTTCTTTCTACATAAAAATCTTCTACACCTTCAATATCAAAAATTTGCGAGGTAATATCATTAATATCTAATAATTTACCAAGACTATTATTAGTTGTATCAAAATAATTTTTTAATATATTATAAACTTGATTTTTAATTGATTGGTTGTCAATTTGTGATAATACACTTTTAGTTACTACAAACTTACTTTGATCTGTTATTGTTGTAGAGAGAACTTCGCCCGGCCTTCTAATACCAAAATCAACAGCTACATATACGGGGTCATTTATAATTACTTCTGCTGTCATAGTTTTATACTTTTGAATTTCATTTAATAACAATTCTTTTTGAGCTGAATTTAAATAATTTGTTCTTTTGGTTAAAGTAGTAAGTTTTTCTAGCCTAGGTACAGCATATATATAGACATTATTAAAATCACACGAATCTGCAAATTTAACTTGATTAAATAAAATTCTAGAATCATCATTACTTTTTTCTAAATTTAAGTCATAAAAATATCTTAAGTGACCGTTTATATAATCCCAATTATTTGCGGCTTTTGTTGAAGATATAATATTTGCAAAGTTTTTATTTACAAAATTTTCATAATCGCTCGCTGTAACTAGTCTAAACTGCGCATTATAAATTTTTGGAGCATTTGTTTTAATACTTTCAGCAGATTCTCTATCTTGGTACTTAGTTGATGATTCAATATTAACAAAAACTAAATTCTTAGTTTCATCTTCTGTTAATAAATTTAAATTAGTTGAAATAGTATCGGTTAAAATTTTATCATACCTAGTTGAAGAGTATAAGAATAATTTATTACCATTTAGAAGACCTGAATCTACCTCTCCTCTCTTACCACTAGATTTCAAAAAGTATATTGCAACTTCATCTCCTTGTACAAGCTTTCTACCTGTTACTCCGTTACCAAATTTAATCTCATAGCGCTCATTTTCATTTAATCTTTTCTCAAATACTCTAGCATTACTGCCATTTAAAAATAAAGAAGGTGCTTCAGTATACTTAAAATACTTACCAGATTCTTTTTCCTTCACATAAACATCTAAATTAAAATGATCTACAACTTCATCTTCATCATCAGTTACAAAAACTACCGTTATGTTTTCAAAATTATCACCAATAGCGGTATAGGTAGGGTACTCTACATAACTTCCTTGATAAAGAATATTTTTTTCTCCAAATTCAGTTAAATCTTCAATTTCATTTGTAGTTTTTGTAAACGAGACGTCAGCATTAAAAGAATAGCTAATGCCATTAAGCGTAAAAAACGAATACCTTTTTATGGCATAGCTTTCGGGAGGAAGGGATGCATTAGCTTGAGCTAAGAATGTTAATAAACTTGTTTGATACCCTACTGGTTTATAATTTAACTCTTTTACTATTTTATTAATATTTTCATAGATAGTTGCCTGACTAAAAAGACTTTCAGATGCTGTTCTGTTTAAATAAAATAATAAAACATGATACGCATATGCTATCATATCAATAACCGCAGAAATATTGCTACCTTCGAAATTTTGATCTGTAAAATACGTTGAAGAATTAAGTCGGTCTACGATAAGCTGCTTTAAGGAAAGAGCATCAAACGCGGCATAACCTTGTTGATTTAATAAAAAATTAGAATCGTTTTCAGTACTCATGATGTAAAGGTAAACCCATTAATATTTAATAAGCCTCTTAATTTTAGGAGTTCAGCTTCTAGTTGAGGCACTGACATAATTAAGTCTATTGTATATGAATTATCGTCAGGGTTAGCTATAACTTGAATTGCATTTATTTTGACTCTAGGCTCAAAATCTCTTATATTTCTTTCAATATTATCACCTATTATTTTAGCATTACTCTCTGTTACTTGATCAAACAAATAGTTACCTAAATTCATGCCAAAATAAGGGTTAAGAAGTTTTTCACCTCTGTTGGTTGTAAATAGGTTTTTAAGACTATTTCTAATAGCATTTAAATTGTTATCTATCTTTAAATCCTTGATTTCGTTAGTCTTCTTAAATTCTTTGTTTTGAGTGTAACTATATTCAAAATCAAGCATTAAATCCTGATATTTTAGATCGTCCGTATTTTTTACATTAGAAACACTGTCTATTCTAATACTCATTGTAATTATTTAATACATAATATTGTGTAAAATAGTACTATAAAAAATAAATAATAACGATGACCAGGAAGTTTACACCCTTATTAGAAACGTATTTACAGAAATTTACACGTGGAGGATTTCTTACAGGTGATATTGTAAAGATAAAGAAAGACGCATTTTCGAGTGATTTTTTTAAAGCTCAACCCAAGCAATATCAAGATAAACTTAAGAGCTGGGCTCAAAGCGATTTATTACTAAGAGTTAGTGCAGTAAAACCTATTAGACCTACAACTCAAGCAACTGGTAATGCTGAAATTACTGGTAGTGAGTTTGATGTTGATATTACACAAGAAATAGCTCCTGGGCGTTATG